GGCCTCTTCCGTCGCGGTCGTGCCCGACTCCGGGCCGCTGCCGAAGTTGGTGTTGTCCAGGCTGAACTTGGCGAACAAGATCAGCTGCTTGTTGCCGCTCGGCGTGCCGTTCGGATCGCACTCAAGCTCAAACGTCACGTCGACCGGGATTGCAGCGCCCAAGTCGATGCTGCTGCTGGTGATGTACGTGGCCGCAGCCAGCGTACCCAAGTTCAGGACGGTCGCGGAACGCGCGCCTTGCGCAAGCGTGAGGACAGCCATTACGCCGCCTGTGCCGCAAGGATGTCGTTGATGTTCACGTTTCCTTCGTACCCCATCGTCGCGGGCGCAGCGTCAGTGCCCGTGCCGACAGCAAACAGCTTTTCGATTCGTTTGGCCGGGCGCTTCCAGAGCGCAAGCAGCGCGGCGCGGGTCAACGCACCACCGGCGCCGCTGAAGACGCTGTTGAACCCTGACTGCACGTCGGGCAGGCTTGGATTGAATGAGCCGCCGCTGTAAGCCGCCATCACCTGCAAGCGGCTGGTGTTGGAGGTCGTCAGCCCGGCGACTTCGCCACTGTCCATCGCCGTGCCGACTGCCGCAAGCGGGACAGCGGTTTTCCAGACGGTAAACGCCGGGCTCGTACTGGCGCTGTACCACTCGGCCATCGCGCCGAGGGCGCCGGCCTGACGGTAGCCGACGAAAACCGGGTCGGTCTCGGCAGCGATCGCGGCCTTGATCGTGCTGAGTTGTGCGGTGGTGAATGGCATGGCTCTTACTCGGCCGCTTCGATCTGGTCTTCGGCGAAATACTTGGACGAGTCGTCAGCCACGCCCTCGCCGTTTTCGCTGTTCACTTTGTAGTGGATTTCGCCATCGACCACGACCGCTTCAGAGACCGTGCCGGTGATCGGCGCGGGCATGACTTGGCGAACCTTGTCGCCCGGCTTGAACTTGAGACCCATGGTGTTGCTCCTTGTTTAGATGGCCAAGCTGTAAGTTACTGTCAACGTGTCGCTGACAGCGACGACCTTCGAGCCGCCAGAGAACGTGCCGGCGCTGAACAGCGTGCCGGTGGTGTTGTCGATGGCGCTGGTGCCGTTGATGTTCAAAAACGCGCCGTCGACTGTGCCGCCCGTGGTGATGATGGCGAAGGTGTAGGTGCCGCTCGATGCCTTGGTGCGCGCGCCTGCGCCGGTACCGGAAGCCGCGCTCCAGGTGACGGTTTTGCGCGGCGAGGTGTACAGCGGCACGTTGGCAGCGCCGACCTCGAGCCAGGAAGCGTGCGACGCCTGGGTGTCTGCGACCACGGCCACGCCGGTGCCCTTCAGGCCCAGATAGGTGGCCGCGGTGAACGCGCTGCCCGACAAGATGGTGTCGAGCAGGAGCTGGGCGCCTACGTCGGTGACCAGGTTGTCGAAGTAGTCTTCCGACAGAACCTCACCGGCCGCGTTGCGATGCACCGCGTGGTAGCGGCCCATGATGAGCATGCCTTCATCGTTGCGGGAAAGCGAGCCGAGCGCAGCTTCGGTGGCGAGGTTGAGTTTCAGCTTTTCGGCGTTCATGGCGTGGTGTGTCCTGAAGTTAGAAGCGGCGTCAGCCGGATGTGCTCGATGAGTGAATCAGCGCCGCGGGTGACGAACAGATCCCATTCGTGCGGTCTGGCAGATGCGCCGTCTTTTCCGTCCCGGCCGTCGTTGCCTGCCCGGCCTTGCTCGCCGCGGTCGCCCTTGACGGACAGCCCGGGCTCACCGCGTTCACCGTCGCGGCCGGGTTCACCGGCAGGGCCTTGGGAACCGTCAGCGCCCGGCAGGCCGCGTTCGCCTTGGTCGCCCTTCTCGCCGGGGTCGCCCTTGTCGCCCTTCGGACCCCGGTCGCCCGGAACGCCAGGCGGGCCGGGATCACCCTGCCGCCCGTCGCGGCCGTCTCTGCCATCAGCCACACTCGGCCTCGGCGAATCTGGCTAGCAGGGCGGCGGTGAATTCGGCGGCGGACTCGTCGGGCGTAGCTTCAAGCACGACAGGCACCGACTTCGATTCCATGCGGTCAATCAGCGCGCGGGTGGCCTCGAATGCTTCGCTGGCTTTCTGCTCTGCGACTTGCTGGCTGCGCAGGAACATGGCTTCGAGGCGCTTGCCGATGTCGTCATCGACCGGAGGCTCATCAGTCGCGGGCAGCATCGGCGCAGGTGGTGCAGCGAATGGGTCGCCAGAATCCCGCTTCGCCAGCGCTTCAAGCGAATAGTTCTGCTGCTGCATGTAGACCGTGTTGCCGCCCTCGAGCGGCGACAGGTTCATGGCCTTGCGCGCTTCGTTCGGGGCCATGATGGCGCCCTCTACTGCCAGCTTGAGCGTGGCGGTCTGGGTAGCCGTATCTAGGCGCAGCAAGCCTTCGAGGTCGAGCTCGGTCCGGTACTGGATTCCGTCCTTCGCCGTGTCCAGCCCAAGGCCCTCATCCAGCGCCGCCTCGAAGTGCTCGATGTGAGTGCGGAGGCAGCGGTTGTAGTAGCGGTCCTGCGGCGTCTCACCATTCGCATAGACCGGCTCGTTTCCAAATCCGACGATGGAGGCGGGGACGTGGAAGCACGCGCACACGCGAGCCGCGGTCATGTTGATCTGGTCAATGAGCTGCGATTCGACCGCGGTCATCCGCATGGGCTCGAACTTCAGCCCGTCGCCGAGCACGGCGACTTTGCCGGCGTTCGATCCGGTGTAGTTGGTGTCCCAGTGGTCCTTCAGGCGCTTGGCCGTGGGGTCGGAAATGGACCCGGGCGCAGTCAGCACGCCACCGGGCGCGGAGTTGTTGCCGAAGAACTTGCTCGAGCCTTCCTGAATCCGCAGGCCCTGCAACGCAGAGAGTGCGCAGGCGTACAGCGGCGACAGGCCGACCAGCGGATGAAACAAGCAGTTCATCCGGTCGTGGATTATTTCGCTGGCGGGGACAACAAGATCGCCCTCCAGACCCGCTATGTTGTCTTGCTGCAGTCGATAGAACACCGAACCATCATCGGCCACCAGCGGCGTCACGCGGGATGCGTCGAGCAGGTAGAGCGCAGTCACAACCCCGCGGTTGTCGCGTTGCTTGAGCGCGTAGGCGTTGCCGCGGATCAGCTTCGACGTGAGCCACCATTCCTTGAACTGGATGTGGTTCTGGAATCGGTTGGGCTTTTTAAGAACCGGCGAAAAGGCCGCGCTTTGCGTCTCGGTCCAGATTCCATCGCTGTCCTCGGCCATCAGCCGCGGGCGCAAGCTGCCGAAGTCGGACGCGATCTGCGTGATGCAGGCGAACACGGCGTCGTAGGCGAGCACCTGCTGCGGGTCTGGCGGCGGGGAATCAGCCTGCCAGGCGCCCAGCAGGTAGTCGCTGAATATGGTCGTCCACCGACCGCTGGAGCCGATAGGTACGGCTGTTGCGCCCTTGCGGCGGACGATGTCGAATCCAAGGATTCGCACTTACTTCGCCCTCAAGTCCTTGCGATCGTAGGTCACGCCCTTCACCGGCTTGCCCTCGACTTCTTCGACGGGTTCGGCCTTCGCTGCTTTGCCGACGCGAGCGCGGCCGAGCTTCACGAACAGGTCGGCGTCTGTGTCCGACGCCGTGAATTGCTCGCCCACTTCAAGCGCCCTGCCGGCGTAATTGAAGCGCATTTGCGCCACGAGTTGCTTGTCCATGTCTGGTCCCCTTTCAGGAGAGAAAAGGGCCGAGCGGCTGCCCGGCCCTGGGCCTATCAGGCGTAGGCGCCGCCGCTCACGTAGGCGACGGCCGAGGCGCGACGCTTGGCGAAGTTGATCGGCCGCACGATCTTGATGGCGGTCGACTCGGACTGGAACATCGACACCATCGTTGCCGAAGCCGCCGCCGGGGTATCGGTAGCGCCCGTGGGCACTGTGTCCTGTTCGATCATGGCGTCCTTCGAGATGGACACCGTGACACCCAGATCACCGATGCGGTAGATGTCCGACGGACGCAGGGCGATCAGGTGACCGGAAGTCACGTTATTGCCGGTTACCACGTTGTCGCCCAACAGCGTCCCGCCCATCGTGTTGATGGTCCCGAACTCGGTTTGCCCGAGCGCGTTCACCATCAGCTGAATGGACTTGGCAAGCGACGGGGTTGTCACCAGCCAGATGTCCATCGCGTTCTTCGCGGCGATGAACGGCGCGTAGAGCGAACTGATGTCAGCCCGCAGAGCGGCCGACGTGGTGCCGGACGCCACAATTGCCGTCAGCCCGTTCAGCAGACCGGCCGGCGAGACACCAGCGACAGCCGCGGCCGTCGACAGGAACGTGGTGTCGACGCGATCAGCTCGTTGGACATCACGGCCAATGCGGCGACCTTCAGCGGCGTCAACGAGACGTTGAAGAAGTCGGCCACGGTGGCGGGAATCGCCTTCGACTCCCCGACCCAGTACGCGGTCGAGGTGCCGTCCTGACCCTTGATCATGACGTTTTGCGGGATCGGGCGAAGCGGGAGCTTGTCAAACACCGTGGCGTTCTGCAGGAACTCGATGAAGTCGCCGGTGTAGCGCGAATTCGCCGTGACCAGCTCGGCACCCCACTCGCCGGAACCAGCGCCGCCGCCGGGGACTGCGACCTTGATGATCTGCACAAGCGTCGGGTTCGTCTTGCCCCAACGCTGTTGAGCGACGATCTCGGGCGACACGTCTTCCATGCGGGCGATAGCCTTGGCAATCACCTGGCGGACGAAGTTCTGGCCCTTGAACTTCTCGTCAGAGTCCGAAGACTTGATGATGATGTGCGCAGAATGCCCACCGCGCGATGCGCTGGCCGACTTGGCGTCGAAGCCTTCGACCGGGCGGGCCGACTGGGCGTTCAGCGTTTCGAGCTTGCGCAGGCGGTTCAGGTCGCCGTCGAGCGACTTGATCTCGATGTCGAGGTTGTCGAATTCTTCGCCTTCGGCTTCGTCGGACGAGCGGCCTTCGGCGAGGGACTTCTGCATGACTTCTTGCATGCGGGCGGCCTTGGCGGCGCGGGTATTCTCCAGGTCTTTGACCTGTTCGGTGATGGTTTTCATGATGGCTTTCTCAGAAGAAGTGGCACTGCACCGGGATGGGCAGCGATAGGTTTTCCCGAGACGCCGGGGGATGAGCGCATCAACAAGACAGAGCCCCGCTTCTGGCCGGTCGCGGCCCGCAGGATTTGTCGGTCGATGCTTTTGATTGACGTGATCGAGGCTTCGGCTTGAGCCGGGATCGTGACGAGCGAAAGCTCCAGCCACTCCCAGGAGGTAAACCGCAGGCCGCCGCTTTTCATAATCTCGACGCCGTTTTCCAGAGCCCGAAAGCCGATGGACACAGCGCCGACCAAGCGGTACTTGATGGACTGCACGGCTTCGTCGATGCGGTCCTTCAGCGCGCCGGGCTCGCTCACCTTGGGAAGGTGGGCGACGTAGGGAATGCCTTTGGCCGTGGGGCGAGCGAACTCGACGCGGCCGACCGGCTTGCTCGATTCGTGCTGCCACAAGAGCGGCATGGGCAGCTTGAAGCGCGCGCCCATCGGCTCGACGACATCGCCCGAGCGGTCCGCGGTGGGTGTCGAGGCAATGCCGTCGATGACCCACTCGTCAGCGGTTTCTGAAACCGCCTTGACTTGCAAGACCGAATACGCTCGCTCCATGTGCGGCTCCAATGCAAAAGGCCCGCACGCGGCGGGCCTGGTGTGTTGAGCGTCTAGCGGGGCTAGACGAAGATCATCTGGTAGTCCGGCGCCGCTTCGGTTGCCTGCGGCATGACGCCGATTGCGTTCGCCAGCGCCGACATGCCGTCGATCCGGCCGCGGGCCTTGGCCTTGTCGAACTTGCGCGCGCCCGACTCACCGACGACGACGGCGTTGTGCGCGCACATATTCAGCACCGGGTGCGCGCCGTGCCGTAGCTGGCCGTTCAGCAGCTTCACCTCGAGGTCGCGCAGGGCCGGCGTCATCGAAAGCGTGCCCTGCCCGAACTCCCTGAACTTGCCGAGCTCGTCTTCGCTGAAGCCTGCCTTCACGAGCCACGGCGTCAGGAACTTCATCAGCGCCCGGTCGAAGCCCAAGGCTTGCACGTCGCAGCGGTCGAAGAACCCGCGCAGGTACTCGGCCACGAACTCGTATTCGATGGCCTTGCCCGGCGTCGTGTAGAGGAAGCCTTGCTTCTCCCACAGGTCGTAGGGCACCTTGTCCTTGCGGGACTTCTCGGCCAGACCTTCGTGCGGCAACCAGAACGCGGAGTGAACGCCGCCCGTGTCGTCGACCGCCATCAGCGCGGTCAGGTCGTTCACCGCGGACAAGTCCAGCCCCGCCCAAACCTTGCGCCCGTCGATCTTGCCGGGGTCGCCTGAATTCGACATCCAGACCGACTTCGCCACGAACGGCGAGGCCATCTCGACGCGTTGATTCAGGATGAGATTCCGGAACTCGGGCTCGTTGGCCGGCATCGCCAGCGCGGCCTTGGCCTGCTTCTCAACGTCGGCGATGCTGCGGAACTTGCCCAAGGCGGGATTCGCGGCCGCCCATGCCGCCTTGTCGTCGAGCGCGCATTCTTCGGGCGCGCTGTAGACATGGCACACCACCCGCGGATCCGGTGCGCCGGCCTGGGCGTCGATCCATGTGCTGAACATGTCCGCATCGGTCGGCGCCTGCGTGCTGATGGCGATCAGCAGCGGGTTTTTGTAGGCGCCTTGAGCCGAGGTAATGGCCGTCACGAACTTGTCGGTAGGCCCTTTCACCTGGCCGACTTCATCGAGGATCGCCAGGATCGGCGACAGGCCGTGCGCCGTCTTGCCTTCCGCCGACAGCGCGCGGTAGAGCACGTTCTTCCGCAGGCCGGTCAACCGCTTGCCGCTGGGGTGGACGCGAACCACAGCGGATAGCTGCGGCGACATGTCGATCATCTTGCGGGCCAGCTCGAACACCACCGCGGCCTGGTCCTGCGACTGCGCGCCGCTGACGATCTGCGAGTTCTGGACGGCTTCCGGGCCGCAGAGGTGAGCCAGCAGCAGCGAACTTATCAACGCCGTTTTCCCGTTTTTCCTGGCTATGGACAGGTAAGCGGAGTGCGTTCCGAATGGCGAATCGTAAATATCAAAAATGAACCGTTTTTGAAACGGCTCCATCTTCATCAGCTTGCCGATCCGATCACCTTCTGGCGCGTGGCAGTAGGTTTCGATGAACGCGACGACTCGCTCGCCGCGGGTGAGCTTGCGTTTCACGCCAGCAGCTCGTCTTCCTCAAGTTCTTTCTGGATGCTGTCGGCGCGTTGCTGCGTCTTGCGGGCGGCGGCCTCATGCCTCGGATCAGCGCCGGAAGCCCGACCGCCCATGCGCAGGCACCGCATCAGCGCCATCTCTCGCCGGGCCAACTGCTCGAGCACCGCCACGCGGGGGTTACAGACCGGCGTGCCACGGTCGTTCGTCACCACCGCGCCTTCACCGTCAAGGGTGATCGACTCGGCCTCGATGTCAGCCTGACACCGCGACAACTGAGCAGCCACCACC